TGAGGTTCAGAAAAATAAAGATAATCACCTATACTAACTATATCGCCAATAGATACCAGTGGGTTTACAGAAAAGTTTACAGTAAGCACATTGCTTTGTAAATTCCATCCAGAAGTTTTTCCAATACCATTAGCAGACCTTAGCGCAAATTCATTATCAGGCGCTGGTATTTGATTTGTTTTTCTAAGGTATGCAAAGTATGCACCTTCTTTCTTTTCAAACCATCTGTAATCAACATATCCTTCATCCTGAATATCTGTCTTTGAGTTAACTGTCCACGCAGAATCAGATTCTAGGTTTAGAGTTTTAAATATTTTATTCTCTAACGGGTTTTGATTAAACACACTTGTGATTTGAGAATCATATTGTTGACCATAATAATTATTCCTAACCTCATTTGTGTTATGTTTATATAAATTTCCACCTTTAAAAGAATATAAATAATTATTCATACCCATCATATATTCTGGTATATAAGAATAAAATGAGGGCCATCCTTTTACACTGTCAGCATACGTTAAAGTATATTCCGTTGTAACCGGTGATGGCACAGGAGGAACTGTACTTGGTGTAGGCGGGGTAGGCGGGGTAGGCGGGGTAGGCGGGGTTGGATTTGGTACACTACAAGTGGTCGAGTTATAAATCAGATTATTCTGACCACCCATATATCCATGATAGTAACACTCATAACTTATAGTTCCATATCCCCCTACTACTGTTATAGTTACATCGCCCCAATAGTAAGTATATGTGTTTCCATCTAACCCAACTTTTGGCCCTACTGAATTTGTTCCTGTGTATGTAATTACGTTAGTTAAATTAAAATTTTGTATAGCAATTGGATGGGCTGCGGGAACGTTTTTCAATACGTATGTTCCTACATTAGTTCCGTATGTACCATAGTTTCCGCCAAAAACAAACTTATTACTTCCGCTAATATTTTGAATTGTAACTTCATTCTCAGCTCCTAAACAATAATCAGGGGCTGGTGTTGGCGCAGGAGTCGGAGGACTCGGCGGGGTAGGCGGGGTAGGCGGACTTGGCGGTGTTGGATTTGGCGCTGGATTAATCGTACCACAAGCACTTGTACATGGAACATCTACAAACGTAGTTATACCCGAAAGAGAGTTCCTAGCTATAGGAAGTCCGTTATAAGCTGTTGAATCCTTATCTATACAAGGTTGAGCAGTTTCCCCTTCAAGAAGTATAACTCTTTGAAAACTTCCATCACAACAACTAATAGACCATCTACACTCTCCTCCTGTTGCTCCGATAGGACAGGTCAATTCATACGTTACACAGTTTGCCATTATGTATAATTAAAGTACAAATTTACGAAAATTTATTGGTGTTAATCAATAAAGCCCCATATACCTGTTTGATGATGTCTGGTGAAACAAATGCCGTAAGAATTATTAAATAAATCTGCAGGTAATATTTCTACATTCTCTTTGTCTTGTTCAATAAACTCAGATAAAGCAATAGGTCCAACGGTTTTTCTAACAATTGTACCTCTTAACTTTTCTTCATAATTTGGATAAGCACGTACTGCTTCTAAATTTTCAATAATATTTTTTCGGGAGTAGGTCAGAAACCGTGTCCAAAACTCTGAGGGAGGAGAAATCATTAAGCTGTTTTGAACTACTTCATCTGCTGATGAAGCTCCAATAATATAAATCTTATTTCTATCTATTTGGTTTATAAAAGGAGATATCAATTCTACATCCATATCTATGTATGCGCCCCCTATCTTTTCTAATATTAAACTCCTAACATAATCAAGCTTAAATATTTTATGCAGCATATCCAAAACTTTAAAAAATTCTGGGTCGTTGCATTTAATAAACTCATCGATTTCAGTGTCATTCCACACTTTAATACAGCAATGTGATTTCTTCCAGGACTCTAAACAGTAGTGCCATTTTTGAGACCATTTGGATTTATCTTCAGGAGCTAGGAAGTGTAAAATCATTTAACTTGTAATGTATATAAAAGTTTCTAAAAAAGTTTCCGCCAAACGGTTCTTTTCTTGCGTGTTCACATACAGCAGATTCATACAGTATCATATCTCCTGGCTGCGCATAAACTTTATACCACTCTCCATCGTGGCCTTTTATATCGAGTGGCCAATCATCTGCGTATTTTTTATTTTGACACCCACACCTTAAATCTTTATCTACTATAATTATTGAAGATATGTGATGAGTTTCAATTCTATCTGTGTGTTCAGTTAAAGTTGAACCTTTTTTATAAGACCTAATCCCATAAATAAAACTAGGGTCAAGTTTTCTGCCACAAAAGTTTTCGTGCACATCTTTTAATTCTTTATGTAGTATGTTTTTAACTGTAGGTAAACTATCAAAACTTAACAGTGTTGTTTCCCCTGGCACATAATGGTCTTTACCATCGAAGTCTTCCTCTACTTCTTTTAATTTTAATAGCTCATAACACTCTTTAATCAAGTTCCACATATTACTGGGACACTTTATCAATTCAAAACCAAGGGGTGTTAATTTAGGAATAGGTGAATCTGATTGTATAACATTATTGTTAACCTTAACTACTTTGCTTTCTAAAACTTTTTCTTCTTCCACTACTTCAGTTACAGGTTTTTCAGTAAGCTCTTTATGTTTTTGTTCATCACCAGCACCATCCCATCCATGTTCTCTCCACCATGATGTAACAATATATTTTTTACCAGACACAACAGGTTTACCTTCATGAAGCATATCATTTATAGTTACTCCATCCATCATATTTTTCCACCAAAGCGCTTTTCCTTTTTCAGCTTTAATTGATTTAGATAGATTTGGAAAGTTAGTTTCACCGCCTTCAAAGTCATCATTTAAATATATCATTAAGGTATGTGTTCTGTTCCCAGATGCTAGACAGTGCATATCATAGGCAGGCCCAGTAAAAAAATCATGATGAGGTTTGAAATATTGTCCTGGTTCATATAACTGACCTTGTAAAGATTCTCCTTTACTTATTGGTAAATTTAAATGGTCAGATATTTTTTTATGAATACTTTTAATTATGACATTATTAGGGTCTAAATTTGAAGTGCTTGATGTTCTATGGTCGGTAATATCAGAACGGTCAGTACCACCTACCACTACTGATGAGCGGCTATGGTTTGCGTCTATCATTTTAATTAGTTCATCACACTCTTCATGTGTGATAAAGTTTGGTATTTCGTGCATTAGATTTAATTTAATTTATATAAAGGTATTAAAATTATTGTTGCTGACAAATTAGACAAGGCCCAAACTGACCATTAGACCATTGCCTATAATATGTTCCGTTACTTACATAAGTGTCGGCAGGTTGAGTGCTACAATTTGCGTCAGTTCTAAAAAAGTTAGATGCTTGACAGAAAGATGAATTGTTAAAGTACATTGTTTCAAATCTAAACGGATTACAAGCTAACGTAGCAGAGCTTCCTGTAGACATATTGTTTATAGCAAAACAAGTCGGCGTTGGTGGGCTTGGAGGCGGCGGACTCGGTACAGTTGCCTCACATAAAGAACATGAAGCAAAATCATCATAGTTCGAATATAAAGGACCAGAGCTTCCGCCAAGGCCAGAATATTCATAACAAATACCTGATATTTTTAACACTGCTGGGAATGTAGTTCCCGAAGGTGCACTTACATAAGTTACATTATCATTACCATCACAATCTAAATACTGACCATAAATTGTTGGTGGCGGAGTTGGTGGTGTAGGCGTTGGCGGTGTAGGCGCTGGAGCACAATTTGTTAAAGTTCCACATATACCTATTTCAGTTGTAGTAACGTTACAGTAACTAGTACCTCCTATCGCAGTAACTTCCCAACATCTTGAACCATCAAATGTAGTTCCACATCCGCTTCCACTTCCTGTTATTTTAAATGCCACTCCTGTTGATTGAACAAAAAAGTTTACGGTAACATTATAAGTTGGCGATGTTGTGCCACACTCTCTAATCTCCACATCTGTAGTAGAAGGTGTTGGGGGTGGAGAAGGCGGTGGTATTGGTACGGGAGTAGGTGCTGGAGGACATCCTGTTTCTGTTCCTACTGCTTGTACATTACAATCACCTTGGCTATATGTTTGACCTGCATCACCCGCATATCTATAAAAGTAATTTATACTACTAGCACTATCAACAAACCTTTGGTCAAAGGTAGGTGCTTGAGATGCTAGTAACCAACAATCTCCATGGCTACCACACCCTGTTAGTCTATACCATAATTGAGTAGGTGGTGTAGGAGGCGTTGGTGGCGTTGGTGGTGTAGGAGGCGTAGGTGTAGGCGATGGCGATGGCGATGGCGATGGCGATGGCGATGGCGATGGCGATGGCGATGGCGTAGGTGTGATA